AGATTGGAATGCTTATCCAAATAGTTTTAAAGAACAGTGGCATCCATATATAGATGAAGAATTTGAAAGACGGGAAAAAGGTTTTTGGTTTATTAACAAAAATAAGCCTACTTACATTACTGGTACTCACTACATGTACCTGCAGTGGTCTAAGATTGACGTCGGATTACCGGACTTTAGAGAATCAAATAGATTATTCTATTTATTCTGGGAGGCCTGCAAAGCGGATTCAAGATCGTACGGTATTTGTTACCTTAAAAATCGACGCTCTGGATTTTCATTCATGTCGTCGGGAGAAACAGTTAATTCAGCTACGATATCTTCAGACTCTAGATTCGGCATATTATCTAAATCCGGGGCTGATGCTAAAAAAATGTTTACGGATAAAGTTGTACCAATCTCGGTAAACTACCCGTTTTTCTTTAAGCCAATACAAGACGGTATGGACCGTCCAAAAACAGAATTAGCATACAGGGTGCCTGCTTCTAAATTTACAAGGCGTAAATTAGAGGATAATCAAATGGCTACTGAACTTGACGGATTAGATACTACAATTGATTGGAAAAATACGGGTGACAACAGTTATGACGGTGAAAAGCTAAAGCTATTAGTTCACGATGAATCTGGCAAATGGGAAAAGCCTACTAATATACTTAACAACTGGCGAGTGACTAAAACTTGCTTACGATTAGGTAGTAGAATAGTAGGTAAATGTATGATGGGATCAACATCAAATGCTTTAGATAAAGGAGGTAAAAACTTCAAAAAATTATATGATGGCTCGGATGCATTATTAAGAAATAAAAATGGGCAAACTAAAACAGGTTTATATAAACTGTTTATTCCTATGGAATGGAATTATGAAGGTTTTATTGATCAGTATGGTTATCCTGTGTTTGATACTCCAAAAAAAGAAACATTAGATCCACAAGGAAACTTAATTACAGAAGGAGTAATACAACACTGGGAAAATGAAGTTGAAGGATTAAAAGACGATGCCGATGCTTTAAATGAATATTATAGGCAGTTTCCAAGAACGGAGCAACACGCTTTTAGAGATGAAGCTAAACAATCTATTTTTAATTTAACAAAAATTTATCAACAAATAGATTATAACGAAGAATTAAAAAATTCTGCTATGGTTACCCAAGGTAATTTTCAGTGGGAAAACGGAATTAAAGATACTAAAGTAATGTTCTATCCAAATAAAAATGGTAGATTTTTTATTACTTGGGTGCCAGATCAAGAACAACAAAATAACTTAATAATAAAAAATGGTATTAAATATCCTGGCAATGAGCATTTGGGAGCTTTTGGATGTGATAGCTATGACATTAGTGGTGTTGTTGGTGGTGGTGGATCTAACGGATCGCTTCATGGATTAACAAAATTTTCTATAGAAAATGTACCACCTAATCATTTTTTTCTTGAATATATTGCAAGACCTTCAACAGCAGAAATGTTTTTTGAAGATGTGCTTATGGCTATAGTATTTTATAGCATGCCTTTATTAGCAGAAAATAATAAACCTAGATTACTTTATTATTTAAAACGTAGGGGATATAGAGGATTTAGTATTAATAGGCCAGATAAAACATATAACAAATTATCATTAGCAGAAAGAGAAGTAGGAGGAATACCTAATTCAAGTGAAGATATAAAACAAGCTCATGCCTCTGCTATAGAAACGTATATAGAAGATTTTGTGGGAGAAAAAAAAGATGGTTATGGAGATATATATCTTCAAAGAACTTTAGAAGATTGGGCTAAGTTTGATATAAATAATAGAACAAAGCATGATGCTTCTATAAGTTCAGGATTAGCTTTAATGGCCTGCAATAAGCATAGATATAGTCCTAAAGGATTAACTAAAATTAAATCATATTCTTTGGGTTTTAAAAAATATAACAACGAGGGATCTACTTCAAAAATAATACAATAAATGAATGTAAGTACAAATACTAATAGCCCATTTCCAGATCAAGTAGTAAGCGATGCTGAGAAAGCTACCTGGGAATACGGACTTCAAGTAAGTAGAGCTATAGAACAAGAGTGGTTTAATTACGGAGGAAGTGGTTCAAATCGTTACGCAACAAATTGGAATAACTTTCATAATCTACGGTTATATGCTAGAGGCGAACAAAGCGTGCAAAAGTATAAAGACGAATTAGCTATTAATGGAGATTTGTCTTATCTTAATTTAGATTGGAAACCTGTTCCTATATTATCTAAATTTTCTAATATAGTAGCTAATGGTATAACTCAAAAGCAGTATGATTTAACCTCATACGCTCAAGACCCTGAGTCTTTAAAGAAAAGAACAGATTTTGCGGAAGACATATTGTTTGATATGGTAACCAAAAATGAGCAAGCTCAAGCCTCAGAAATTGTTAAGGTAAATTTAAGCAGATCTAATATACCTCCAGAAAGTCTTCCTGAAACTATAGAAGAAAGAGATTTACACATGCAACTTAGCTATAAGCAAGCAATTGAAGTGGCTGAGGAGGAAGCTATTAGTACGGTTTTAGCAACTAATGAATTTGATCTTACTAAATCCAGAGTAAACCAAGATTTAGTAAATATAGGAATAGGTATTACCAAAACTTCTTTTAATCCTGCTGAGGGTATCGTAGTTGATTACGTAGATCCTGCTTATTGCGTTTGGTCTTACACAGAAGATCCTCATTTTGAAGATATATATTATGTAGGAGAAGTTAAATCTATAACTATTCCAGAGCTTAAAAAAGAATTTCCTAATATTTCTAATGAAGAATTAGAAAGAATACAAAAGATGCCTGGTAATCGAAGAATGATAAGAGGCTTTGAAAACTACGATTATAATACTGTTCAAGTATTATATTTTGAATACAAAACTTATACAGATCAAGTATTTAAAATAAAAAGAACAGATTCTGGCTTAGAAAAAGCAATCGAAAAAACTGATGAGTTTAATCCTCCCCCAAATGACAATTTTGAAAGAGTTTCTAGATCTATAGAAGTTTTGTACGAAGGAGCTAAAGTTATTGGGACAGATATGATGCTTAAGTGGGAAATGTCAGAAAACATGACAAGACCTTTAGCTGATACAACTCGTGTTGAAATGAGTTATTCTTTATGTGCTCCTAGAATGTATAAAGGAAAAATACAATCCTTAATAAGTAAATGTATAGGGTTTGCCGATGTTATCCAACTAACCCATTTAAAAATCCAACAAGTATTATCTAGAATGGTGCCTGATGGTATATTTTTAGATATGGACGGATTAGCTGAAGTAGATTTAGGTAACGGAACAAATTATAATCCAGCGGAAGCATTAAACATGTACTTCCAAACAGGTTCTGTTGTGGGTAGATCTCTTACTCAAGATGGAGATATGAATAGAGCTAAGGTGCCAATTCAAGAATTGTCTTCTTCCAGTGGAATAGGAAAGATACAATCTCTTATTACTGCTTATAATTATAATATGCAAATGATTAGAGATGTTACCGGATTAAACGAAGCAAGAGATGGATCTTTACCTGATGCAGATTCTTTAGTTGGCTTACAAAAAATGGCAGCTAATGCTTCTAATGTAGCTACTAAACACATTCAAGATGCTAGTCTTTTCTTAGCTTTGAGTACTTGTGAAAATATTTCTTTAAAAATAGCTGATGTATTAAATTTCCCTCTTACTAAGAATTCTTTAATGAACAGTATATCTACATTTAACGTAGAAACACTAAGAGAAATAGAAAATTTAAATCTTCATGACTTTGGAATATATTTAGAAATGGAACCAGACGACGAAGAAAAAGCTGAATTAGCAGCCAACATAAATGCTTCATTGCAACAAGGTAGTATTGATATAGAGGATGCTATCGATATACGTGAGATTAAAAATCTTAAGCTCGCTAATCAAATGTTAAAGCTCAAGCGTAAGAAAAAATTAGAAAGAGAACAAGCGGTAGCACAGCAAAACATACAAGCTCAAGCAGAAGCAAATGCTCAAGCCTCTGAAAAAGCCGCAATGGCGGAAGTGCAAAAACAACAAGCTCTTACGTCTGAAAAAGTTGCTATAGAACAAGCTAAGTCCCAATTTGAAATACAAAGAATGGAAAGGGAAGCTCAAATAAAGAAGCAATTAATGGCAACAGAATTTGAATATAACATGCAATTAGCCCAAGCTCAGTTAGGCGCTACTAAACAAAAAGAAGCGGAAATAGAAGATAGAAAAGACAAAAGGGTAAAGATACAAGGAACTCAACAAAGCGAATTAATACAACAAAGACAAACAGAAGGCATGCCTAAAAACTTTGAATCACAAGGCAATGACGTAATGGGAGGATTTGACTTATCATCATTTGATCCTAGCTAAATAAGTATTTAATAATTATATAATATTATATCATGAATGAACAAACAAAAACGGAGGGATCTTTTAAGATCCAGTCCAAGCCAAAGCTAACTGATGAACAGTTGGCTGCAAAAAACAAGGAACCTTTAATAGATGTTCCAAGTAATGTAACTAGAGTAGTAATTCCTAAAGAAAAAAAAGATGCCAATCCAGAGCCAAGCGCAGGCGGTGTGGTTAATGATGAACGAGCCGAAGATATTCAAAAAGTGGAGGAAGGAATACCCGAGCCAGTCATTAAAGAAATTACCGAAGAAGAAGAAGAAAAAGAAATAAAAGCTGAAGAACCGGTAGCGGAATCTCAACCTATTCAAAATGATTTGCCAGAAAATATAAACAAACTGGTAGACTTTATGAAGGAAACCGGGGGGACTATGCAGGATTACATTAGGCTCAATACAAATTATGAAGATGTTGATAGAGATGCCTTAGTAAAAGAATATTATAAAAGCACTAAACCTCATTTGTCGCAAGAAGAAATTGATTTTATGATCGAAGACACTTTCGCATTTGATGAAGATATTGATGAAGAGCGAGACATCAAAAGAAAAAAACTCGCATACAAAGAAGAGGTTTCGAAAGCCCGTAAGTTTTTAGAAGATACTAAAGAAAAATATTATGATGACATCAAGTTGAAGTCACCTAGTCTTTCTGAGGATCAACAAAAGGCATCGGACTTTTTTAATCGATATAAGGAGGACCAGGAAAGAAACTCCCAAAATCATGAGAAGTTTAAAACCCAAACTGAACAATTATTTAATAAAGATTTCGAAGGTTTCGATTTCGATTTAGGAGAAAAAAAGTTTAGATATGGAGTTCAAAATGCCGCTCAAGTGGGAGAAAAACAATCGGACATCGGTAATTTCATAGGGAAGTTCCTTGGGGAAGATGGCACGGTTAAAGATACTAAAGGGTATCACAAGGCTTTATACGCAGGAGCAAATGCTGATAAAATAGCAAATCACTTCTACGAACAAGGCAAAGCAGATGCTATTAGAGATGTTGTAAACAAATCTAATAACACATCTACGGAAGCTAGAAAAGCGGCACCTGTTGAAAGTGCTCGTTTCGGTGCATATAAAGTCAAATCAATTTCTGGAGCGGACTCCGCAAAACTAAAAATTAAAAAGTTTAAAAACTAATAGAAATGAGTTTATTACCACAATTTGGGAGTATAATCCCATCACAAACGCAGCAATTGCTTGCGACAAATTATTTACAATGGAACAACAACGGCGGAGGTGCTGGGGTTCCAGGAAACTTTGCTGACTTTGCTCAGCAGTATTTACCAGAAATCTACGAAGCAGAAGTAGAGCGTTATGGAAACAGAACGTTATCTGGATTTTTAAGAATGGTTGGTGCTGAAATGCCAATGACATCTGATCAAGTTATTTGGTCTGAACAAAACAGATTACACATCTCTTACGCTGGAGTATCTCAAGCTAACGGAGCTGGTACATTATCTGTAATTACTCTTAACCCAGCTGCTACAGCAGGAGTTAGTAACGTAATTTCAGTAAATGATACTGTTGTTGTTTTAGATCCAGCTACTGGGCTAGAGGCTAAAGGTATTGTAACAGTTTCTGTACTTGGTGCAGCTGGAACAATTACTATTCAGCCATTTGCTGGAACAACTTTAACAACTCAAGGTTTTTCTGCAGCTGGATTAAAAGTATTCGTTTACGGATCTGATTATTCTAAAGGAACTACATTGGCAGCAGGTGGCGCAGGTAACTCTGCAGTACGAAATAGTGTAGAGCCTGTATTAACACAGTTTTCTAACTCTCCAATCATTATTAGAGATCAGTACGTTGTATCTGGATCTGATACTGCACAAATCGGATGGGTAAATGTAGCGACTGAAGACGGAACTGACGGGTACTTATGGTATTTGAAAGCTGAATCTGAAACTCGTTTACGTTTTGAAGATTACTTAGAAATGGCAATGGTAGAAGGTGAATTAAACGCATCTGCTCTTAACCCATTAACTCAGCCAGGAACACAAGGTTTATTTGCGGCTATTCAAGCTCGAGGAAACGTAGAAACTGGATTTACTGCGGCTCAAGGATTGACTGAATTTGATGCTATCCTTAAAAACCTTGATACTCAAGGAGCAATTGAGGAGAACATGTTATTCTTAAACCGTCAAACTGCTTTAGATTTTGATGATATGCTAGCAAGCATTTCTTCGGGAACTTCTGGAGGGGTTGCTTTTGGATTATTTGAAAATTCAGAAGACATGGCGCTTAACTTAGGATTCAGCGGATTCCGTAGAGGATCTTATGACTTTTACAAAACAGATTGGAAATACTTAAATGATGCGTCTACTCGTGGAGCTATCAATGGAGTTAACTCAATTGAAGGTGTATTAGTACCTGCTGGAACTTCAACTGTTTACGATCAAGTTTTAGGAACTAACATTCGTCGTCCATTTTTGCACGTACGATACAGAGCTTCTCAAACTGATGACCGTAGAATGAAGTCTTGGTTAACAGGATCTGTAGGAGGTGCTAGTAATTCAACTCTTGATGCAATGGAAGTAAACTTCCTATCTGAAAGATGTTTGATTACTCAAGCAGCTAATAACTTTGTATTATTCAGAGGAATCTAATAATTTCAATACTAAAGGCGAGGGCCTTCGGGTCCTCCCTTTATTTTTAACTATTTAATTATATTATATTATGGCAAATAAAAAACCCGCAGCTAAAAAAGCTGCACCACAAGAACCAATTACAGATGGACTACCAGAAGTAGTTGCTACAAAACCAGTTGTAGAAACACCAAAAAAACCAACTAAACCTAAATGGGAAATTAAAGATAGGTTATATTACTTAATAGGTAGACACACTCCTCTTACATTAACTATTCCAGGAAAGCATACTAGAAAGCATGCATTGTTGTATTTTGATGAAGAAACTGGAATACAAAAAGAAATTAGATATGCTACTAATCATGATTCGCCTTTTAAAAGCGAACAGGATGGTGAAGCTACATTAGGACATATCATGTTTAGAGATGGGGATTTAAGAGTTCCTAAAACACAACAAAATTTACAAAAACTTCTTTCATTGTATCATCCGTTAAAAGGCAGAATTTACGAGGAATATGATCCGGTTGAAGAAGCTTACGATGATTTAGAATTACTTGATCTGCAAACTGATGCAGCAGTATTTGCTAGAGATATGGATATTGACGATGCCGAGGCTATACTAAGAGTTGAAATGGGTAATGCAGTAAACAATTTATCTTCTAAAGAAATTAAAAGAGATTTAAGATTGTTTGCAAATAACAACCCTGAATTATTTTTAGAATTAGCTCAAGATGAGAATGTAGGTCTTAGAAATGTAGCAATAAAAGCTACGGAAGCAAATATAATTACTTTGTCTCAGGACCAAAGAACTTTTTCTTGGACATCTAATGGCAGAAAATTAATGTCTGTACCTTTTGATGAGAACCCATACTCAGCTATGG